AAAAACTAGGCACACACACCGCGCCACACACCTGGCATAGCACCTGGTATAGGCTACGTATAACCGCACGTATAGGGCGGCGTAAGTAGTTTGGAGGTACCAGCAATGGGTGGCGAGTTAGAGGAACTACGCGCGTTGAGTAAGCCGCGCAAAGGCCCGCCGTGCGGCTTTACGGTTATAGCGCTCGAAGGATTGGCAAACCAAGCCCTGCTAGACGGGCTTAACGACCCCGCGATTACCGCCAAGGCCATTAGCGCCTTTTTGGCTAAGCGCGGCATTACCGTAAGTTTTTGGACGATTGCCCGGCACCGCCGCGGCGAGTGCGCGTGCGCACGATGAGCGGCGAGGAGTTGCAGATTGAGCAGCGGCTTATTGAGGTTACCGAGGCGCATAAACGCGCGCTACGGCAACTAGCCAAGCGCGATGCAGCGCGCGAGGAGTTGGTTGCCGCGGTGTACCAAGCGGCGCGCGATGCGGCGCTAAGCATAACGATACCGCCGGTACCAAAGCCCAAGGCCTCGGGCAAGAAGGGCGAGCCCGAAACCTTGGTTATTTTGCTGGGCGATTGGCAACTAGGTAAGCAGTCGGAAACCTACAACATAGAAACCGCCAAGGCGCGTATTGCCCTGCTTGCCGAAAAGGTAGCGCGGCTTATCGAGTTGCACGGCGTACCCGTTAAGGAGATTGCGTGCGTATTGCTGGGCGACTTTGTTGAGAGCGACGGAAACATTTTCCCAAGCCAAGCCTACGAGGTAGAGCGCGGCGGTTTGTACGTACAGATTTTTGAGGGCGCGGGCATGCTTGCCCAGTTCGTAAGAGCAATGGCGGCGCTTGCACCAAAGGTAACCGTGCGCGGTGCGATTGGTAACCACGGCCGCCTTGGGCGGTTTGGCGACCATAGCAACGAGAGCAACGCCGACGCGATTTTGTACCGCATTGCAGCCGAGCACCTACGCGCCGAAAAGCGCGTCGATTGGCGCGAGAGCCTAACGATGGGCGGGCGCCATTGGCACGATACGTTAGCGCTACCGGGCGGCAAAACCGCAATGCTGGTACATGGCGACCAGTTCCGCGGCGGCGCCTTTGGGTTGCCGTACTACGCGATTGCAAAGCGCGCCCAGGGTTGGAACCTTAGCGTGCAGCCGTTCGACTTTTTGTTTTACGGCCATTGGCATACGCCCGCGCGGTTAGTGCTATCCGATGGTGCGCATACGTGTTGGGGCAATGCCAGCATTGAGAGCAGCAACCGCTACGCCCAAGAGTGGCTAGCGGCAAGTGGTACCCCCGCGCAATGGGCGCTATTTTTTGGCAAGGAGGGCCCTACCGCCGAGTACCTCGTTAGGCTCGATGGTGCCCGAGGATAAAGGCGAAAGCGGCCTTTGCCCGGTATGCGGCGAGGCTGGGCGGGTATACCGCTTTAACGAGTACCCCGTTAATACGGGGGTAGGGGGTATACCCTGGATTTTGGGCCAAGCCGTATGCCAAGCGTGCTTAAAAGTGGTTATTGAGGCGGTAAAGGAGGGGGGGTTGCCTAGCCCCCATGAGGGGGGGCTTGACGGCTAAAAACCGTTAGGTGTACTATCTGGGTATCGGAAATACACAGGCCCGCTAGGGCCGGCCGATAAGGAGGAAAAAATGGAAAAGTGCAATGCGATTGCAAGAGTAAACCGCATTGGTAACGGCTTTAATGGCCATACCGGAAACTACACATGCAAAGAGGCGGCTACTACGGTTGCCGAGTACCGGATTATTGACGCGGCATCATACGCGCGTATTGGCGTTGAGGTTTTGCCTACATGCGCAAAGCATGCAGCGGCTACGCCAAAGATGGCATACCGCCGCGAAGTTAAGCGCGCTGCAAAGGCGGTGCGATAATGCAGGGCAAGTTTAGTACCGGCGAAACCTACTCCATTAGAGCGTATAAAAACGCTTACAAACTTACCAAGCGCCGCGACGGCAAATACCTTATTGCCTTTGTAGCCTTTGACCTTTGCGTATTGGAGCAAATGGTTGCGGCTTACGAGATGAGCGGCGACTATTGGGAGGTTTGGTGCTCATACGAGGTAAACGTTTTGCACCCACTTACCAAGCAGCGCTACGCCGAGGTAGCAGCCGAACTAATGGCCGAGTACGGCGAGGAGGTGCCAGCATGAGCGCGGCACCAAAGCAAACCAAACTTTTTTACCAGTTGATTAAAGCCCAAGCCAAGTTGGCAATCGCGGGCAACGCTAAGGAGTTGGCGGCCGACCTTGGGCCGATTGAGTACCAAAAAGCGGTACGCCAATACCACGTTGCAAAGCGTGCAATGCAGCGCGTAGCGCTTGCACTTACGGAGGTGCGGTAATGATTAACCAGGCTATTAACGCTATCGAGGAGAGCCGCAACGCGCGAGAGCGCGCACGCATTGCAAGCGCCGTGCGGGTACGCGATGCCCAAGCGGCGTATGCGTTAGTAATCGTATGCGCAACCGCGAAACTATCCCCCGTTGCCAAGTCGGCATTGCGGGTTTGGGCGCTGCAAAGTTTGCGCGTTAAGCATTACCGCGCGGGCGGTAAGGAGGTGCGGTTTAACCCTACCCAAGATGAGATAACAGCCGAACTAGCCGCCCTCCTTGGCGAGGCGGGGCGAGCATGAGCGGCGCCTTTTGGAACCTATGCCCGGTAAACCCAAAGCACGGCTACCTACGCATAGTTAAAACCGATAACGGCGGGCTATTGGCCGTATGCGCAAAGTGCTACGTACCCGTCAAGGGGCGAGCAAACCATTTGGAGGTAAAGCATGATTAAGGCGGCTATTAAGCGCGGGTTTATCCGCGGCGTAATCATTGCAGCGTATGGGCTGCTTGGTTATTTAATCGCGTATACCATTATGGGAGGGAGGGTGCTATGAAACTTAACCGAGCGGGTACGCCAAAGGTGTACGGCAACTTTTATACGCCTAAGCAGCGGGCACGGGCTCGAAGCCGAGCCAATGCCCAAATAATCCTGCTTATTGGGCTCATTATCCTAGTAACGATTTTGCGGGGCGGGCGATGAGCGGCGAGGGCACGATTGCCCACCTCTGCGACCCGCGTAGCCTTAACGGGATTGGCAAAACGCGGCCATGCGTACGTAGCCTTTGGTGCGGTAAATGCCAACGCCCGGTATTGGCAAACCCCGTTACATGCGGAGAGTGCTCCTATTGCGCACGGGTTGCCGAGCGGCGCGCAAAGCGCCGAGGGGGTACCTATGCCCACGTATGACTACCAATGCCGCAAATGCGGCGCGGTGGTTGAGCAGGTAGCCCCCGCCGATGGGCGCAAAGCCCTACGGCATGAGGCCGACGGCGGCAAACTATGGCGGCTATTTAGCCCGCCGGGGCTGGTATTTAAGGGCTCGGGCTGGGCCAAAAAAGATAGAAAAGCGGAGGGTAAAAAAAATGGCTAAGCGTTATGAGTTTGTAAAGGCAACCCAGCGTAGCGCCGAGTGGCTCGAACTACGGCGCCGAGGGCTTGGCGCTAGCGACATGGCCGCCGTTATGGGGGTAAGCCCCTATAAAACGCCCTACGGGCTATGGGCCGAGAAAACGGGCGCGGTTGAGCCGCAAAAGGTAGGCGCCGCCGCCAACCGGGGCGTATTGCTGGAGGACGCCGTAGGCACCTGGTACGAGCAAGAGCGTGGCGTTAAGTTGCGTAAGAGCAATGGCGTAGTACGCCTTAAAACTAACCCGCGGTTTATGGCGAGCCTCGACCGCACCATTGCGGGTAGCCCTGGCATTGTTGAGATTAAAACCAGCGCCTCGCCGCGTTGGAGCACCTGGCCCGTACCGCCCGAGGTAGTTTTGCAAACCACTTGGCAAATGGGCATAGTTGGCGCGCCTTGGTGCGACGTTGCCGCCCTGCTCGGCGGGCTGGTATTTAAGGTTGAGCGCGTAGAGTTTGACCCCGCACTTTGGGAAACCATGCAAGCGGCGGCTACGCGGTTTTTAGAGTTAGTAGATACAAACACCGCGCCCGGGCTTGAAGCGCTCGATGCCATGGCCTACGCCGAGGCTACGCCCCAAGCCACCGAGGAGTTCGCCGTTGCCGATGAGGCCCACGAGCGGGTGCTACGGCAATACCAGGAAACCGCCGCCGAGGTGCACTTTTTAGAGCAAAAGCAAAGCGCCTTGGAGATGGTATTAAAGGAGGCCATTGCCGAAAAGGCGGGGCTAACGGGCCAGGGGTGGACGGTGTATTGGCGCCAAGCGCGCCCTAGCGCCGTAACCGATTGGCGAGCCGTAGCCGAGAGCCTCGGCGCTACGCCCGAGCAGGTGCAGCCATTTACCAAGGAGCGCGCGGGTAGCCGGAGGTTTATCGTGCGCGATGGGGGGCTTAATGATTAGCGGCTATACGCCCAGGGGCGTACTCATTACCCTTACGCCCGATGAGTTGGCAAAGGCCAAGGCGGTAGGCGATGGGCGCAACGCTGCTAACCGGGGCGTAGCCGATAAGCCCTATTACGACCGCGATAAAATGGAGGACGATGAAACCGCCTCCTTTGCCGCCGCGGCGGGCGAGTGCGCGGTTGCCAAAGCCTTTGGGGTTGCATGGCATGCGGGCGTATGGCCAGCGGCCGAGCATTGGCGGCACGCCGAGGAGCCCGATTGCGGCGAGCGTATCGAGGTTAAGCGGGTACGTAAGCCCGATAACGGGCTAGTAGTGCGCGAAAAGGACGTTGCACTTAACAGGTACGTGGTGTTAGCCTACCCGCTACCCGAGGCGGGCTTTGGGGTAGTTGACGTAATCGGCTGGATTGCTGCAACCGATGGCTGGGCCATTGGTGCCGATAGCGGCAGGGGCTATAAGCGGGTTGCCCAAAAACACCTGCACGCGGTACCAAGTTTGGAGGCACGCAATGAGTAAGCACGCCGAGGTTTTAGCCGCATTGGCGGCACCGTTCCCGCCCGAGGTTATCCGGCACCGCCCAGGGCAAGGCGGGCGCGACCTTACCTGGGTTGATGCCCGCACCGTTGCGGGGCGCCTCGATGAGGTGCTAGGCGTAAACGGCTGGGACTTTGAGGTGGAAAAGGTAGGGGATACTAACGCCGTTAAGGGCACCCTGCACGTGCGATTTGGCGACGGCACGGTTGCCATTAGGGCCGACTTTGGCTACGAAACCGGGGGTAGCGGCGAGAGCCTTAAAGAGGCGGCGAGCGATGCGTTGCGCCGTTGCGCTAGCCTTTTTGGGGTAGCCAGGTACCTTTACGCCAAGGAGAACCCCGCTACGCCCCGCATTACCGCCCCTACGGGCATTGTAGCGAGGGCACCCGAGCCTACGGCTGGGCACGATACGGTAGTTCTTAAAGCGGCTATGGAACTTTTTGCCGCCGATAGTTGCCCCGACCATGGCCAGCCCTGGGCTAAAAAGCCGGGCGGCGTAAGTAAGGCAACGGGCAAGCCGTATAACCCCTTTTGGGCGTGCAGCGGCAAAACCGACGGCGCTTGGTGCAAGCGTAAGCCCAGCATTGAGTGGGTAGCCAAGCAAACCGAGCCGATTAACACCGCGGGCAATGAGGATTTAGAGTCGTTGCCTTTTTAGTTAGCGTATGGGGGGCGGTAGCGGGTTATGCCGCCCCCCGCCAATACCGGAGGAGGGTTTATGGGTTTATGGATTAAATGGGAAGTAAACGCGCATAAGGACGAGGCTATTAGCCAGATTACCGACACCGCTTTTAGGGCCTTTATCGTTGCCATTGCCGAGGCCAAGCAGTTGCGTAATGGCGGCCAGTTTAAGAGCGCCGAGCACCTCCGCCATTGCATAGGTGCAAGGCTTGGGCGGGCTATCCCGCAACTACTAGCAGCCGGGCTGCTTAGTAAAACTGGGGAGGGCGCCGTGCTTATCTCGAACTACGCTCGGTACCAAGTCGACCCCACCTCGGCAAAGCGCCAACGGGATTACCTCGCCAGATTGAGCACGAAACCAAAAGGGGTTGACGGTATAGAGCAGAGCAGAGAGAGAGCAGAAAAGAAACCCCCTACCCCCTTAGCGCTGGGCGAGATTTTGCGCAGGGCGCAACGATGAGCGAGCACCTACGGCCAATAGCATTTATGGGCAAAGCGGGCACGGGTAAAACCACCTTGGCGCAAATGCTTAGCGAGCATTACGGCTATGACCGGTTGAGCATTGCCGAGCCTATCCGAGAGGTAGCGCAAATGGCCTTTGGCAAGTTTGATAAGCAAACCAAGTACCCGCAAAATACGCTTGGCTTGGCGCGCCTTATTACCGGTCGGGAACTTTTGCAGGAGATTGGTGCGGCCCTACGGGAAATGGACGGCCTATTTTGGCTACGGGTATGGCGGCGCCGGGTTGAGTGCGAGCAGGTAGACGGCACCAAGGGCCTTGGGGCTAACCGCCCCTGGGCGGTTGATGATTTGCGGCTCGATGCCGAGCGTAACTTTATTGCGGCGTGGTATCCGCATACGCTATTTGTACGGCTGGTACGGCCGCCCGAGGGCGCAACCGAGCCGTGGCAACTAGACATTACCGAGCGGCAAGCGGGCGAGTTGCCCGCCGAGTTAGTGCTTGATACCCAGGCCCTAACACCGTTAGAGTGCATAGCGGCGGTGCTCGAAGCCGCCAAAAAGGAGGTAGTACATGAGTAGCCTAACCGACCTTGAAACCATGGCCGAAATGGTAGGTTTTCGGTATGCAAGTTTGGTAGTAGATACGGCAACCAGCAAAGTAACGCTGCAATGCGAGGACCACGATGGCAGCACGCTAACGGTTGAGAGCGATACGGTCGACGGGGCCATGCTTGCCATGATTGCCAAACTCGGCACGATGATTAACCCGGGCGAGGAGTAGCGCCATGGCCGAGGAGGGGAAAGTTTGTATTGGTTGCCAAGAGGATTGGCCAGCCGACGCCGAGTTTTACCGCGAGGGTAGCCCCGTATGCTTGGCATGCGAGGCCGAGGGGGTAAAAGCGCCAAAGGTTAAAACCCGCGGCTACCGCACAACCGAAGCCGAGCGTGCGCACCAAAAAGCAAAGTACCAGCGGCATAAAGCAAAATACAAAGCACGTATGCAGCGCTGGTACGAGGATAACCGCGAGGCCCACAACGCCAAGCGCCGCGCCAAGTACGCGGCAAGGGAGGTTTAAGGTGTTATTGGTAGGCGATTGCATAGAGCAAATGCGCACGCTTGATGCCGAGAGCGTCGACGCCGTTATTACCGACCCGCCCTACGGCATTGGCTTTATGGGTAAGGGCTGGGATAACTTCGGCGGCGCCCAGGGGCTTACGCCCGAGGGGCGAGCAGAGCAGCAGCAAAAGTTTACGGAAAAATACGGGCGTAGCCCTTTGTATACGATGAGCGCCCGCCCCGCCAAGATGGCACCCAGCGAGGCGGCGGCATTCCAGGAGTTTAGCCGCGCATGGGCCGCCGAGGCGTACCGAGTGTTAAAGCCGGGCGGCTACCTGCTTGCCTTTGGCGGCACCCGCACGTACCACCGCCTAGCGGCGGGCGTTGAAGACGCCGGGTTTGAAATACGCGATTGCCTACTATGGCTTTACGGCTCGGGCTTCCCCAAAAGCCTTAACTTAAAGGGCGATTGGGAAGGCTGGGGTACGGCATTAAAGCCGGCGGTCGAGCCTATCGTTATGGCGCGTAAACCGCTTATTGGCACCGTTGCCGAAAACGTGCAGCGCTACGGTACGGGCGCCATAAACATTAACGCTACCCGCGTAGGCAACGAGGAGCGCTTTAATAATGCCGGCGGTATTAGTACGGCTAACGGGGTGTATGGCATACGGTTTGGCAACATTGAGGGCAACACCGTAAACGGCCGTTGGCCCGCTAACGTATTGCTTGATGAGGAGGCCGCCGCACTGCTCGATGAGCAAAGCGGCCAGAGTGTAAGCCAAGCGGCAATGATGCAAGCGGGGCCAGAATCCGAGGGGTGGGGGCTGCATACGCGGCAACCAGGGGTACGCGGGCATAACGATAGCGGCGGCGCCTCGCGGTACTTTCATACGGTTAAAGGCGATGCCAAAGCCGTAAATACCTACGGCGATGGGCTAAACACCTCGCAACCCTCGGGCTTGCCGTACGGCGATAGCGGCGGCGCCTCGCGGTTTTTCTACGTAGCCAAGGCGGCGAGGGCCGAGCGTAACTTTGGGCTTGATGGGTTTAACACCGAGGTAGCGGGCACGGGCGCCCTACGCGATGGGGGCCGAGAGTCAAAGCCGCGCGCCAATACGCACCCTACGGTTAAGCCGGTTGCGTTAATGGCGTATTTAATCCGCATGGTTGCCCGCAAAGGCTCGGTTATCCTCGACCCCTTTATGGGCTCGGGTACTACCGCCGTTGCCGCTATCCAAGAGGGAGTAGCCTGGATTGGGTGCGAGCGGGAGGCCGAGTACGTAAAGATTATTAACGGCCGTATTGCCGTAGCCCAAGCCGGGCTAGGCTTGACGTTAGCCGAGCAGCCAGATACCGTAGCCCCGGGCGGCTTGAACCTGGCGGGCGAGCCGCCCACCATTAACGCAGGGGAGGAGTTGGAACTATGGCGGGAGTAAAAACTAAAAAGGGCGGCGCAACCAAAGCGCCGGTATGGCACGGCGGCGATTGCAGCGCGTGCAATAAGCCGATTGAGTCGCACGCCAAAGCCAGCCGCGTACTTATTAAAACCTTTGAGGGCGCCAAGGCTACGCATACCTGGGATTGGCGGCATAAGGCTTGCATTGGCGGGGGTAAGTAATGCCAAAGGTACGTAAGTTTACGTATAAAGGCGAGGCCCTATTTGCTAGCCAAAACGGCGCTACGGCCGAGGTATACGACGTTGATGGCATGCCCTTTGCTCGGTTAAGCACCTACGTAACCGGTACGCTACCGCCCGCTGGGTTTTTTTTCTGCAAGGCGTATAGCGAAAATACCGACCTGGTTGAGGCCCTCATTACCCAGGGCGCGCTATACGTAGTAGGCGAGCCTATCCTATTGCCGCCGTTCGGGGCTCGGGTACTTATTACCCGCGTAGTTGAGTTGCCGCAATGATTGGCGCCGTAGCGGTTGCCCTCATTGTTTGCCATACGGCCATAGCGCTAGTTATGGGTTGGATTGCCCTAACCCAGCCCCGCACAAACCCAGGGCTGGTATTGGCGTGGTTTACGTTGAGTGTTGCAACCGCTATTACGCTAGGCTTTTTAGCACGATGACCGCAACAAACGACCTTAGCGTTGATGAGCAAAACTCCCGGCGGCGCCGAGGGCGCACGGCGCGCCAACGCGGTAATGCCTTTGAGCGCGAGGTGGCCAAGATGCTTAACGGCGCGAGGGTAGGCCAGTTTGGCGGCAAAACCGACGTGGCTACCGATTGGGTAGCGGTGCAATGCAAGGTAGGCGGTGCTTATTCCGAGCGCTACGATGGTTGGCTACGCTCGATACAAACCAAGGGCGACCAACTAGCCGCGCTGGTAGTAGGCGATAGCCCAGGGCCCGGCAAGCGGCGCCGTACTATTATTGTGCTCGACCTTGACGATTTTGTAGCCTGGTTTGGTAAGCAGCCATGAAAATAGCCCTAGCCCTAGCCCTATTGCTTGCCATAGGTGCATGGAGCAACCCAGCGCCTACGGGCGAGCCGCCCGCCCCGTACGTACCGCAACTATTAACGGAGCCTCGCACGCCAACGCTTTACGAAACCCCGCTATTTGGTACGGCTACCTGGTTTGATGCCGAGCGCGGCAACCAAACTACCTGGTATACCCGTAAGGGCATTACCCTTTACGGCGCCGCGGGCCCAGGGTTGCGCGCGCTGGTACCCGACCGCTGGAAGCAAAACTACGGCGTGGCTATAACCTTTTTGGCTACGGGCGTAACCGTAAACGTGCGGGTGGTTGATTGGTGCTCCTGCACCGGCACAAAGCGCCGAGGCGATGAGCGGCTAATAGATTTGGCGCCCGCCGTATGGCGTGCAGCGGGCTACCCGCTGGGCTATGGCGTTGCCGACATTATGCTTATGGTGCAGCCATGAGCCGAGCATTGAGGCCCGACGTTATTGGTAAGCGCGTGCTTGAAGCCTACCCAAATAGCAGCGCCAACTTAGCCAGCGATAAGGTAGCCGCCCGCATGGTTGAGTTAGGGCTAACCATTACGGGGCGCACAATCCGCTCCTATGCCAAAGCCGAGCGACGCCCGAGCGCCGAGTTTTGCCGCCTATTTGCCGTAGCCTTTGGCCCCTTTGAGGACGACGATTGGGTAGAGCGTAGCGAGTTGCCCAAACCGTACATGCCAAACCGCCGCCCAGAACTTACGCCCGCCGAGCGGGAGAGCCGCCGCCTACAAATGCTTATTAACCGCTTTTGCGATTGGTGCACCGGGGGCGATACCGAGCAGGGGCTAACCCCTCGATGCCGCGACGCTACGTGCGTTATGCGCCCCGCCTCGCCATTACCCTTGGCAAGCAATGCCGCAACTAAGCGCGTGGCTTCCCCCGATACGTGGGGCTAGGTGTATTAAGATACGCGCACGCCGCCCCTTTGCGGGCGGCCCCCCGCCCGCGGCTGCTTCCTCCCAGCCGCGGGCGGCTACAATCCCCCGCATGAGAAACCAAGCCGAGCGCTACCTTAACGCCGCATTGCCTACCCTTAACCTACGCCAATGGCGCATTAAGGTAAGCCCCGATTTACCCCCCGACGATTCCTGGGCCGACGTTGAGGTAAGCCAAAACCTATGGGTAGCCACCATACGGTTAAGCAATGACTTTTTTAAGGAGGCTCCCGAGCACCAGCGCAACATACTTACCCATGAGTTATTGCACGTGCATAACGCCGCGGTGGAGCGTATGGTTGAGCGCCTCGAAGGGGTACTAGGTAGCCAAGCCTACGAACTATTAAATAGCCTATGGGATACCGAAACCGAGCGGGTAGCCGATGCCCTCGCCCCGGTAGTTGCGCCGCTACTACCGTTGCCCGCCTTTAAGGCTAAGAGGTAATGCCGTTACGGTTTGCCCGTGCTTGCCTAACGTGCGGGGTATTGCAGCGGCAAGGCAACCGTTGCGGTAAGTGCGCGGGGGTTATCGTTGCCAAGCGGGGGCGCGAGCGCGGCCCTACCGTATACACCGACCCGGCATGGCGCAAACTATCGGCGCTGCTACGCGCCAAGCGCCCATGGTGCGAGGCGTGCGGCGCACGGGATAGCCTAACCGTAGACCACATTACCCCCCTGCAACCAGGGCAAAGCCCCGTAGTACCCGAGCACCTACTACGGGTGTTATGCCGCCCGTGCCATGGCCGCGTTACCCGCCATAGGTAGGGGGGTTATAATCTGGCGATGAGCACACCCGTAGTATCCAGCGCCGAGGGGGAAGCGTGCGC